GATGTAGTTCATGTCGGTAGCCTTGGGCGGTGCCTTCATGATCCATTTACCTTCCTCGTTCTTTTCGAGTTCTGGTGCGAAAACTTCCATCGTAACGCCACTGAGCGTCTGGAATCCTGTCTCTGATGCCGCGCAATAGAGCAGTTTCACTTCCGTCTGCCCGATCTCGCCTGCATCGTTCTTTCTTGTGATTTGAATTGTTCTTCTGGGGTTCATAATAGTTCCTTTTTAATTAAAACGCCCAGCCCGCCGATGAGGGCCAAGGCTGGGCGCGATTGTTTAACGTCTTAAATAATATAGTACAATGGCTAAATTGTATGCAATGAGAGGTTTCAAGCGGCCACCGTGAAATCGCCGTAGCCGTTCATTTGTGCGGTGTAGTCGGCATTGGCTCGGTTTGGACCGTTCAAGGTGAGTGTGGTCAGGATCACAGAACCGCTGACAATCGTACTTGACGCAGTACGCTGGTTAGTGCCAGTAACGTTTGCGATCTTCCACTTCACAGGCGTTCCAGCCTCGTGCAATGCCTCGATGTCTGCAACTGTCTTGCCAGGCACCTGCTCGGTGATCGTCTCACCACTACGCATGAGCGCAGTAGATGAAATGTCGTAGCTGATACCAGTCGGCTCCTGAACCTGATAGTTTCCTGGAGTGTCTTTTGTGCTTGCGTCTTCCAGCGTCAGGCTGACATGCAGACTGAGCTGCTTGGCGGCTGCTATGACGGCAGAAGGTGCTGCTGTGTTGTCACTCGATAGAAACAGACGAACATACTGACCTTTGGTGTAACTGCCCAATGGAATGATCTCAACAGCCTCACTGCTTCCAACGGTTTCGAGCGCACCGCTACCTGCGAATTGGAGAGCCTTTGTGCTATTCTCCCGATCGTTGAAATTGAAGGTTACGTCGTTCATATAGGCAGAGCCTTTGCGGGCAAAAGCAGCCTTTTCACGGGTCTGGTTGTTGCTGGTGCTGGTCTCGTCCCACATCAGGGTGACGGGCTGCATCGACTTGATGGCGGTGAGCATCGCAGCGGCATCGGAGACATCCAATGAGTCACATGACACTGACCAACTCCGACTGACTACCGTAGGCATTGCAGCAGCACCCACAATATCCTTGTGGCTACCATCATCAGTATTGTTCGTAAGTGTCACCGTGCACCCGGTACTCATTCCAATCACTTTGTATTTCTCGGCTGTTGCGTCGAAAATACAGATACGAAAGTTTTGACCTTTTAATGTTGCCATATCGTTTTAATTTTTGATTAAGTCAACTCTGAGTGTGTAAGCACTGCCGTCCTGTTTGCGTCCCACAGCACCGACGCTGTACTTGCAGTCGGCAGGGATGTCGTTGACCATTCCGGCCAATGCCTCAGTGGTGGGTGCTTCGAGCACGGCTGTACCATTCAGCAATAGTTCGGCCACATGTGCCGGCTGCTGTTCTTTTTCAGTCGTCTTGCTCATCGTCAATAAAGATTTCGTTAGGAGTTGTGCAATTATAATAGAACATCTGGCGATGCGCTGGCTTATCCATGATGAAGGCGATGTCGCTGAAACTGAACTCATACTGAATCGGTGCGATTTCGTCGCCCTCCTCAGTCGTGCCCTCGCTGATGCGCTGCCAGGTAGCTTGCATGAATTCCGAGATCGTCTTGCGGACGGTCAGCGTCATGTCTGCGAGTTCCTGGCGGCTGCGGCACACCATCAGGATGCTGATGTTCACCTTGTCTTCGGTGCTTTCACTCCATGAATCCTTGGTCATATCACCCTCGCTTCCACCGTCATTGTTGACGATGATGTAGGGCAGTTCCACGTTCTCCATGTCGTAGTCAGGATCAGCCACGTTGTTGTAGATGTCGCCCGCAGGCAACTTCGCCAACAGCTCGCTGTTCGACTTGATAGCCCTGATGAAGAATGAATCAGTCAGCAGTCCCATGTTCTGTATTTGCTTACTCTGTTAATTGTTGATTTGATACATCTCTCTCCCCTGGGGAGTGGCGGTCACACGGTCTTTGCTTTTGCATTGAGGGCGACCGCCACAGGAACTAAGCCCAGAGAATTGAGAGTCTGAGAGAGTTTAGTGAGTTGTCGGTTCCTCCACGAGCTTGATCAGCTTGAAGGCCTGAACGGTGCCTGCGCCGTTGACCTTGGCAGAGAGCTCGGTCAGTGAGAAGTCGGTGCTTACACCTACGAACACGGTTCCTGCGTTGAAAGCGGCCTCCGATGCGGCGTCGATGTTGAAGCGGAACTCACCATGCTGCTGCATAGCCTCGTAAGAGAACTTACCGATACCGATGTAGCGGTCATTCTCCTTGCTGGCCTCGCCGCTGGCGTTGATGGTGTAGTTGATGAACGGAGACACGATGTAGGCGTAGGTCTGTGCAATCTTGCCACCCTCGATGACAGTCTTGTCGCCACCCTGTCCTGCAAGGAGCTTGGTGAAGGCAAGGTTGGTCTCAGTCACCTTGTCCATGATGAACGTGGTGGCACCGTCGGGGATAGCGTCCTCGATGGCAGCAGCCTTCAGAGCCAGGTTCTTACCGATGTTCTCGTCGAGAGTTACCTCCTCGGCTGTCAGACCGGCGAATGGACCCTGCATCTTGGCGTAGTTGCCGTGAGCATACACGTGGAGAGCCTTGAACATAGCCCAGCCCTTCTGAAGTTTGAAGGTGATGAAGGCCACGATGTCGAAAGCGGCATTGTCGATGGCACGATGAGAGACGGCTACGCTGGCAGCAACGCGCTGTGGGTTAGCCTGGAGTTTGTCGAAGGTTAGCTTCTGAGAGCCAATCTTCTGGACCTCACCATTGACGGTGAACTTCACGTCGTTGGTGCTGTAAGGCACAATCTCGTTGCCTGTCACGCCAGTGGCCTGTTTCAGGTCGGCTGGCAGTTCAAGACCGGCTACCTTGGTGTCGCTAATCTCGGCAATTGTGGTGGGGATCAAGCCTCCAGCCTCCAGGTTGCCGTACTCGTTCTGGTCACCGCCAGTGGTCACGGCGTTAGCCAGTACGGTGGTAGCGTTCTCGCGCTTCTCCACGCACTTCTTCAGCATCTCGCGGAGCTGCTTGCCCTTCTCCTCGTTGCTGCGGATGTTCTTCAGCTCCTCGCTGCTGGCCATAGCCTTAGCCTTGGCACTGAGTCCGGCAGACTCGCGAACGAGTGCATCGTACTTGGTGGCTTCCTCGTCGGTAAACTTGATTTCACCACCGTTAGCTTCACGTGAACGAGTTTCCATCTCGTCCAGCTGACCCAGGATAGCGAGCTGACGCTCCTGAATCTGTGTCTTAGTCATTTTTTCCATGTCTAAAAACGTTTTTATAGGGTTAATAATTAAAGTGATTCCATGTCGATTTCACGACGGCGACGCTGGGCGCGCAGACGGAGCATCTGACTCTCACGGGCACGCTGTGCCTGCTCTTCCAGTTCGCGCTCCTCCTGTTCGGCTTTTGCCTTTGCCTCTTCCTCAGCCTTCTTCTTGGCTTCCTCTTCGGCAGCACGCTTGGCGGCTTCCTCTTCCTCGGCCTTTTTCTTGGCTTCGTCGTCGCCACATTCGCGCTGCATCATATCCTCGATCGCTTTCTCAATTGCGTCTGAAGCCTCACGGGTGCCGACAGTGGTCTGCTCGTAGGCAGGGTGGGTGACGATGCTCACGTCATAGAGTCCGGTGATGCGCTTCACATGGCGGAGCCATACTTCCTTGCCGTCCTCCACGTCGTTAGTCTTCTCGAAAGACACACCGTTCTCGGAGTCCTCCCAGTCATCCTCGAAAGCGAAGGACATACCGTTGATGTCACCGCGACGGATTAACTCCAGCGTATCGTTGGCGTTGTTCGTTTTGGGAAGATCACAGCGGCAATCAATACCGTCGCCACGAAGTTCGAGAGATAGGGTGTCCTTGTCAGGGTTGTTACGATAACGACCCAGCACGTTCACCACGTCACTGTTATGGTTCAGGTTCAGAACCACGTCACTTTTCTGTAGGAGTTCGCGGCTGATACATCCAGGTTCAAGCACCTCATAGACCTTGCGTGTGCTTGACCAAGGTGTCAGATTGACCGAGCGAACACCGAAGACAATCGGACGGCCCTCTATTTCGCGGCTCTCCGTCTGCCCTTCCTGTGGCTCACGCAGTTGCAGGCCGCAGGTCTCAATCGGGATGAATCTTGTTTGTTTCATATCTTTTCCTGTTTTGAAAAATTATCGTTTGACTTTCGTCGAAGCCGTTCACGCTCGGCATGTCAGATGCAAGCATCTCCCTGCTCTCGCTTAATCACGGCTTTCATTATACGGGCAGAATAGCGTTCTGGGTTTACCGCGTGATTTCGCGCTTTTCGCTCGAAGTATTCCTTCACCTCGTCGCGGCTCAACGGCTCCGGCGCAACCGCCGTTCTGATTCTGTATGGCTCGTTCATTTTTCATCGCCCTCCTTTGCGGTTGATTGCTGTGGTGTTTGTGGTTCCTGAGCAGGTCTGCCACCTCCAGCGACATCGCGCAGTTTTGGCGATCCTAACTCAGCAAGGTTCGTGAGCACGTACACGATGTCACCGTCCTTCACGGCTGGCATGTCGTACTGCTTGCGCAGCTCGTTCACCGTTGCCGTACCCGTGCGCAGTCGTTTCTCATCAACTTCTGCCTGACTCTTCTTATCAAGTCGCAACAATGGAATTTCACACATGTGGAATCGCTTCACGCCAAAATCTTTATAGGTGAGAAGTTTGCGGGTGATCTCCTGCTCAATCTCTTGCACAAGCGGTTGGATGGTTCGTGTTAGGTATTCCATCGTGGCTTGCTCGTATGAGTTGTAGTGACTGTTGGTGTCGGCCATCAACAACGGGCGAGGCGTTCCCATGAAGCGTGCGATGTCATCAACAGAGACGTTGAGTAATTCCACGAGCTGTTGTTCCTGCGGACTGATGCTGATATTTTGCACCGACTTCAGGGCTCGCATGGCCAGCACGTCGTTTTTGTAGAGCTTGCTCTCGATTTCCTCGGCGTACTCGTCCATCTCTTTTTTGTCGAACATGCCCATCGCAATCGGACTTACGCCACTGCTACCTGGGTCTTCTCCGATGATGAGTTTCATACGACCGCCTTTGCCTGCAATCTCCAAAGCCTGCTGCTTCTCGGTGGCATTCAGGGCCAGTGTCCCAAGGATGTATCGAAGTGTAGGGATTCCAAGGTAACCGTTTGGTTCACGGAAAGTGTTCGGCCAATGGATAACATCTCTTGCCGGTACTCTCACGCGGTTCCGCAATCCTCGGTCGGTGGCATAAGTCAGGATATATTCGCCTGTCGTCATGATATACGAGCCATATCCAGCCCACCAGATAGCCACCACATTGTCAAACTCGTCTCTTTCGAGATAGGCATAAGCATTACCCAGCATGTGGCGCGATATTGCCATCTGTTGCCAGAAGATTGCGGCAGTCATAATTGGGTTTGGTTGCACTTGCAACAGGTAGTTGAGTTGTTTGCCGTAGCCGCGCATGTCGGGCGTAAAGTTGTCTTTCTCGAAGTCCTTCTTCTGCATTTGTGGCTCGAACTGAGCAACCGTCTTTGCCTCCAGTGTCACGGCACGATGGAATGCACCGATGGTCAATGGTGCCTGATAGCCGTGAGGTACAACGATATTGTTCTGGAACGAACCACTTCCATGTGAGGGTTGGTTGTTCGCAGGCATCGTGCTATCAGGCACACCAGGCGCACCGCCAACGGGTGCCGGTGTCGCCTCGCGCACCATCAGTGCATTCTCCGGCGTTGCCATTCTGAATAGATTACTAAACCAATTCATATCTATTTCGTCTTTTTACTATTCGTGCGTTTTCGTGTTTTGGGTTTACCGTCGGCTTTCGCAGCCTGTTCTCCCCAGCACTCGCACGGCTGGTTGAACATCATCGGCTGAATCTCCACCGGCTTGGTGATAGGTCGCATCGAATTGTGGAAATACCACTGCGCAAATTGGCTGTGCGTGACAAGGTTCTCGCTCACGGGCAGAATCTTCAAGTCACGGTGCAGCGTGTTCACCACGAACGAGAAGATGTGCTGGTCGAGACGGTCAATCACATCCTCGCCGCCAGTGTACTTCATCAAGTGATAGGTCAGTCGGTTGATGTCGCGGTTCTTCTCCGTATTGCGCACAATCTCGAAGCAGCCCTGGAACATACCCTGATAGTCGAGGTCGTAGCCCCACGCCTTCATCATCCGTAGCGTGCGGTCGGCCACCTCCTGCGGATAGTGGCGTTGAGTGATCCAGCACTCCAGTTCCTGTGCGAAGTTGTTACGCGCCGGGTGGATCATCAGACAGCGGTCGTAGCCGCCTTCGTTGAACGCCTTCAGCAGCGGTGCCAGCGACTTCTTCAGTTCTATTGATCCGTCGATACGCACCACCACGTCCGTATTCGCATAGCGGAACGGATGCAGCCGCACGTCGTAGTTTGATTCGATGGGATTGCGGCCAGCCAGCGACGGGTCGTAGATGACCTGCCACGTTGCACTTTTCAGATTCTTGTCGTCGGTAATCAGCAGATACTCCGCGTCTGGGTCTTTCTCCATCACCTCGTGCGGGAACTCATAGTCACCGAAGATGTAAGTCATCACCGTGTACTTCGCCTCGCGCTTCTCCGGCTCCGTGTACCACAAATCGCGGTGTTCATGAAGCCACTGTTGCTGACGGCCTGCATCGTTCTTGAACCACGAGCCGCTGCCAAAGTGGAACATCAGCGGTCGGATGTCGATACGCTTGCCGTGACACTGAGGTTTCAGTCGCTTAATGTCATTGAGGAATGCCGCGCCAGTGTCCCAGCCGTTCTTCGGGTTGCCGAA